GGCATCACATAACCGAAGGCCTGCAGGGCGGTCTTGCTGGCATGGAGGCCGATGCGGCAAAGCACCAGCGGGCCGGTGACTTTCTGCCATTCATTGATGCGCCAGGTGAGATCACCATGCGCGGAGCGCAGGCCATTGAGGAGGCATTTCCAAAGCAGGCGGGGGTTTTGTGATTTCATGTTTTTGGATGGTTTTTGAATTTCGGGAAAGAAGGCGGCCGGGATTAATCCGGTTTACGGGCCGCGGTGAGCGTAAAAATGATGCAAGCCAACAGGGCCGCGATAGCGCCGAGTGTGAGCACGATGGCCAGAGTGGCCTCCAAACCTTCGCGCAGGCTATACCTGGGGGCGGCCGACGCCGACAGCGTCAGAAGGTGAAAGGGCATTTTGCAGCGAAGGACCTGGCCTTCGTAAAAGAGAATGAAATGCGGATCCAGATAGACGTTTCTCACGATATTTTCCCCCGGTCGCGGTCCAGGTATGGCGCCGTCGGCTTTTCGTCGACGCATCCGGACAGCAATTCTTCGATCAGGTGTTCCAGGGCCGGGCCCCGGCGTTTGGTCGCTTCCCGAACCAGTTCGGTCAGCTTCTTTTTGTCGATCATGACGGCCTGAAGGAATCGTTCCTGAGAAATTCCCAGGTCGGCGCAATGCTGAAAGACCCTTTGCGGGTCGGAAATATAAGTCCGCGCTTCCCCGACGTTCAATCGCCAGCCGGGGACCGCTTCGCCGTCGGCCAGCCGGCGCTTCGCTTCTTCCTTCACGGCCCGGATGACGTCTTCGGACGCATAGCTTCGGGCCAGGAAGGCGGCGATTTCTTCGTTGCTGGCGATCCCGGCCGGGTTCAGTTCGCCCAGCTTCACGGCCGCGGCCTTTGCTTCCGGGCAATCCCGCCGGCAAGAGCAATATTTGCACCAATTGCCGGCGGTCCTGGGGGCGTCGGGATCCTTCGCCCGATCCAGGTCGCCGATCAATTCATCCCGGGCCCGGATCAGGTCATCGGCGTCATAATGACAAATCGAATAAGGCGGTCGAAACCAAGGCTGATTGACGGCGACGAAGCCCCGATGAAAACCCCAGTTTTCGGCGATCAGGACCGCCAGGGCCCGAAGCTGAAGATTCCCCGGGGCCTTCGCGACTTCATGGCGCCCGCTTTTGTCGTCGATCAAGACGAAGTCTTCAACGCCATCGGCTGATGCCATGAAATCAAACCGGCCCGAAAAGACGACCGCGGGCGCCTGGATCCATAGTCGACACTCGCTTCGCGTTTCCAGTTTCAGGTCCGGCGGAAAGATCGTGTCCAGGATGTCCCGGCGTCCGGCGACCAGGCTTTTGAACGTCTTCTGTTCGTCGTCGGTCAGGGCGTCGAACTTCAGGGATCCTTCCATGGCCGCGGCGATTCGCTGGCCCGATTCGGTCCAGGGCAAGACCGGCGCCGGCCGGCCTGGCAGGGCCCGCTTCAAATTCAAATAACCCCGGCAATGGTGGATCCGGGGATATTCAGACGCGGACGGAAGGCCCCGGCGTTCATCCACCGGGCCCCCGGAAATGACGACGCCTGATGTCATGACGTCTTTGTCGGCAAGGGGAAGATTTTTGACGCTTCGTCCAGGATCCCGGTCGGAAGGGCGAACAGTTCGTCAATCCCGTCCGGGACCTTTCCCAGCTTCTTCAGGTCATCGAAGAACCGGCGTTCATCGACCTTCGCGTCCAGCAAACAGTTTTTCAGGCCGTCGATGATCTTCGCGCGTTCTTCGGCCGAATAAGTCTTCGCTGGGACCGATTCCGGCAATCTGGCCTTTTTGTCAGGTTGACCCGACTGATCCGCCGGCGGGCCCGCCTGGGCCGTCTTTTCAGCCTTCTCGGCTTCGAAAAGCGGTTTGGATGCGGACGTCGCGGCCGGCGCCTGGGCCCCCGCCAGGGGCGGGAAACAGTCGTCGATCGTCGCTTCATCGTCCCGGATCGCCGTCCGAAGGCCGGTCAGGACTTCCAGTTGCCGGACGCCCAGGTCGCCTTCGCCGACGATTCCCAGGGATGCGAAGACCCGGGCCGGGTCGATGTTCGAATCTTTGACCCAGTTCATCACGGCCGCGCGCCGGGCCTTCATCGATTTCCGGTCGCCCAGCAGCACTTCCCAGACCTTCGTTTCGATCGGTTTCAGCAAACCGCGCGGAATCACCTGGAAGACGGCATCCCGGCGGGCCTTCGCAAGACAGGCTTTCGCGACGACGACCGCCATCCGTTCGGAATAGGGCGTCCCCTGCCTGGTCACGGTCGCTTCGACCGCTTCGGATGACGACGCATAATTATTTTCGACATCGAACGCCATCCCGCGGCAGCGGACAAAGCGTTCCGACCGTTCGACGATCATCGCATAGACCCGGATGTTCTGGAAACAGGAGGCGGCGATTTCCGCCAGCCGCACGGACATGCCTGAAGCGAATTCCATCACCTTCCGTCCGTTGACCATCTTCGCCCCGACCGGCCGGTTGTAAACGCAACTTTCGGCGACTTCTTCGTCTTGGGTCGCCTGGGTCATCGCGTCCTTCTGAAACTTTTCGATTGATCGGGCGTATTTCTTCGCGGTCTCGATCTGGATGTCGATTTCGGTTCGGTCGATTCGCTGCAACGCTTCCGTCCCGACGACTTCGACGGATCCGGTCTGGAATTCTTCGTCAGCTTGCGCTGGCGGGGACGCCAGGTTAGCCGGCGAGTTTTGTTTCTGGTTTTTCTTCATGGATGGGGGATGGATCAGGGTTCAGTTTCAGGACAAAGAATCGACCGGATCGGCCGCACGTTCCGCGGGCCAGGCCGATCAAGTGGGGATCCCGGCGTTCGTCTTCGCAATAGGGGCGAAGGTCGTCTAGGCGATAAGGGAATCCGGTCAGGGGATGATTTCCCTTCAAGGTCTTCAGCCGGAGATTGCAGCGGGCTTTCCGGCCGGGATTGATGGCGAAGACGCAAGCTTTGCAGATCGGAGACGGGTTCTTCATAGATGTTTTTCCTTCAGAAATTGGCTTCGCCCAGAATCATCCGGGCGAAGCGTTTAGCCTGCATTGCCCCGCCCAGCCTTGCCTCGCCGGGCCTTGCCGCGCCACGCCTGCCTTGCCATGCCCCGCCAAGCCAGGCCTTGCCCCGCCGCGCCGGGCCTGCCTTGCCCCGCCGCGCCTTGCCCAGCCTTGCCCAGCCTTGCCCAGCCTTGCCATGCCTGCCTTGCCTCTGATCAATCATGCAGTTGCTTTCTGACTGATCGGATCGCCTGGAACACGCGCGCCAATTCCCGGAGACTGGCGTATTTCTCCGAAAACAGCTTCATCTCTTCGATCGCATCCTTCAAAAGCTGGCATCGCATGTCCCGATTCGCTAGGACGAAGGTCATTTCCCTATAACCCCCGCCGGCGCAATAACGATCCGGCTTCAGGCTGACGAAGACCCGGACCTTCATTCCCCGGCCGTTGATCGAAATGACCCGGAAGGTCCGCTGGATCAGTTCGCGGGCCTGCCAAAGTCGGAATTCGGCCGCGGCCTTCGTGTCATCCCATTGAAAGACGGCGTGAAGGGGCGACCGCGGGGATCGGGCCCGGTCGATAACGATGGCCGGGACCAGGACGCCGGAATTGCGCGCGGCGAGCGAACGAAGTTCGGCGATGATCCGCCGGCGCCGTTTGCTAGACAACGCCGGTTTCATGGGATTTTTCCAGTTCAAAGGTTCCCCATCCCATGCCGGCGGACTTCTTTGAATCGGGCCGGCCTTCCCCGATGCCTACTTGAAGACCGACGCGAGCCAGAAGATTCGACACGTCCGATAAGGTAAACTGATCCTGATCCCAACGGATCCGGATCTTTGCCTTCCAGTCATGGAAGGCGGCGCGAACGATCAAATAAGATGTCCCGGTTTCGACCCGGCCGATGTCTTCCTGTTTGATCGGCTTGCCGATGATCCGGATCAAGGGGATTTGCGGTTCGATCTTATCGACGCCGTCGGCGATGACGAAGATCGACAGCTTCGCCAAAGTCATTTTGAAATCGACCAATCTGCAAGCCGAAATCATCGCGTTTCGAATCGCGCCGGCGTGGAATCCGTCCCAGCCTTCTTTCGAACGATAGCGGGCCAGTTCGAACAATTCGTCGGTCGATTGTGGTTCGCGTTTCTTCTTCGAAGATGCCGCTTTGCCGGTTTCCATCTTCGTCATGAATTCGCGTTTTGTCTTGGCGCTGAAACGGTGGATGACCAGGGGCGTCAAGCCACGAATGGCGAACGTCGCGGTCCCGAACTTTGGGGGCGCGATGGTTATTGTTTGGGTTTTCATGAGCTAAAGGGATTTCGCTTTCGTCGCGTTCAAAAGGTTCGTTTCAGCCAAAAAGGCCCGGAGCGGGATCGGCTCGCCGGCCTTCAGGATCAGGTTCATGTCTTCTTCCGCTTCGCGAAGGGCCTGCAAAAGCATCCGTTCGGACAGCCGGATCACCTGTTCCCGGGTCGCGTCCCTGGCCGCGTCGTAATCGGCGATCAGGCCGGCGGCTGTATGGGCGTCCCCGTAAAGCGTCGCGATCGCAACGCGACACGCCAGGTCGATCTGTTCGGCCGTCGGTTGCATATTCCGGGATGATCATGGGGATCCGGGATCCGTGAAGGTCGTCGTCTGATCGTTTTGGGGACGGACGATCCCTTCCGGCCAGATTTCGACGCACCGGCCCGGCCGGGAAGCGTTCAACAGGTCGGACGCCAGGCCGCGATCATTGCCATTCATCATGTCATTCAGGATTCGGGTCGAACAGGCGGCGCAAAGCCCCTCTTCGACGGTCAGGCCGGCGGCGCAAGCCTGGCGGATCTTCCCGGCCCGGTTCGGACAGGCCGAACAGATCAAAGCGATTTTCGGCGGCTTCATGTTTAGAAAGTTTAGGCGACTTTGACCGGGCGATCCTTCCCCCGGCGCTAGCCGCGGACCCAGACGCCGGCGATCGGCGTGACGTCCTTCATCAGATAATCCCATCCCTTCGCGGACGGGACGAAGTCTTCCAGGGCGACTTTGTGTCCAGACTTCGACGGGTCTCGCGGAAAGCCTGACGTCGGGCGTCGACGAAGGGTGATCGCGTGGCCGGCTTCAGGTCGGCCATCATCTTCGCTTCGCAAGCGGAGCAAATGCCGTGAGAAATCCGGCCGGCGGTCGGATCTATTGCGGAAACGATCACGTCGCCCAGGTCCGCTTTGCACCATGCGCAAAGGCGATGACAGACGGCGACAGAAGAACCGGGAACGGTCGATGTCGGATTCATTGCTGGGATTTCTTTGGTTGGCCCGGGATCGTGTCGATCTGGTCGTCCGGGGAAAACAGGATGGGGGAAACCTACGGTGCAATGCAAGCCGAAATCATTACATTTGAAAAGATTTCGCAATTTCTTGACGAAAATCGCGCCCGGGTCATCGTCCCCAGAACCGGGGAAGGGCGCTTGCTGGCGCGCTTTCCGCGATGTTGGGGCGCCTTGGACTTGGTCGTTCAGGGCGCCTTTTTTACATGGTGAAGAACCTGTGAATAACTATTTGACATCGAAACCCCCTGACCATTCATTCCCCTCTGAAGGTTGCGCGGTGGAACGCGAATCGGATCAAACCTTGGAAGACCCTGGGCGATCTAAGCCATCGTCCAGGGTTTTTCTTTGGTCTTGACGCAAATAGTCCGATCATCAATTAGTCCGGCTGATTCCACCGCGCCCCGGCGTGACGTTATACCGGGACAGCCTCGAAAGCCGCGTTGCGGCCGGCGTCCCATCTTTCGGCGCCAGGTCTCACCGGCCCGGCTTAAATAGTGATCCATCCCGGATCTGAAGACGATCGCATCCCAAACCGCGCGAAAAGGCTTGCCGACGCGGGCGACGGAAAAAAGTGAATACGCGACCCACATCGAACAGCGATTCAAGACAGACTTCATCCCCCAGACGGGTGAAGTGTGTCCGCTCACCGACACCGAACAGGGATCCAATCGAACCGGATCTGATCCTGACGCTGGACTTGATCAACCGATGCCGGTCGGACAAGGGTCAATTTACCGGCGCAACACTAAGGGCGCTGGGGTCGTCGTTGCCCTTAGTGAAGGGATGGATGATCAGCTTGATCGGGCGGAAGATTTCGCCGGCGGACTATCGGGACGCCATCGCGGCCCGCAATGGCGATCCCGGGAAGTTTCAACCTTGGTTCCAACGATCGCCGGGTCAAAGGGCGTTCGGATTCGACGTCTGATCTTCGCCCGGCTTCCGAAAGGGATGAAGGACGTCGGGAATCGCCTGGTTCCAGGATTCTCGGCGCTGTTTGCATCCCCCGCAACCCTGGACATTCGTCCCGGCGATCGCATCGATCCCGCGGGCGATCGGCTGGAAGATGACATGCGCGACGTCGCCCAGGCCGCGCGTCGCCGGCGGATTTTTCAGATGGAATTCGTTTCTGTGGATGATCATGTCCGTCAAACCTTGCCGGCGAATTCCCCCTTTACAATTCGATTTTCTGGGCCGATTGGTTGCCTGAGTTGCCATGATCGATCCCGAATCAATGTCCGACGGCCGGACGCCCGCTTCCGAACTGGAAGCCAAAGAAGAAGCAAAGGATCGGCCGGCGGAAGACTATTCGGCCGCGGTCGGTCGCGTCCTGTCCTGGTTCCTGGAAGGGCAAAGCCTGGCGCAAATCGGCCTTCGCGTCCTGGTCGCAACGCATAAGCTTCGCCCGGATCTGATCGGCGGGATCAGCTTCCAGCAGATTTCCCAGATGGCCGGCTTCGGTCGGTCCGCGGCCCATAATCTGTCGACCGAATTCGAACGCAATTTTCCCGTCCGCGGGATTCACGATCGGTCGACGCTGGCCCGAGCCCATTATCGCGAAAGCCATCAGAAGACGGCGCGCGGCCGGCGCGCGGGAAGGTGACGCCATGTCGCAACCGGATCAACGCTTCGACGCTTTCGCGCTGATGCAGCGCGGCGAACCCCTGGCGTTCCAGATCGCCCGCGGCCGGCGCAATGGTCATCCCGTCAGCCTGGTCTGTTTCGCGATCGACGCGCGGCTTCACGAATGGGAACGCGAAGACATCGAACACGCGATCAAAGTCGCCCTGGAAATGAACCTGATCCGCTTTCGCGATCGATGGCTTCGGAATTCGCTGGCGCAACTCTGGACGAAATCCGGGGGATTGCGCCCGCCTCAATGCTGGGTCGAAATGAAGAAACGCTTCATCGACGACCGGCTGAAGGCCGATCAGATCATCGCAGAGAAAACGGAAGGGAACTGACCATGGCAAAAAACGAACAGATCGAACAGTTGCGGGACGACACGATCGTCCGCGGCCGGCAGGACCGCATCATCCACCTGGCAAAAAAAGCGTCCGCTTATGCCGGGCAGACACGCAAGCGGGCGCGCGCTTCCATCCAGGCGGCGATCGATTGCGGCAAACTATTGCTGGAAGAGAAGGCCATGATCGAAGAGAAATATCAGCGGACGCGCGGCTTCTGGGTCCAGTATTTCGACACGACCTTTGCCCGGCATCTGGACATCAGGACGGGTCAACGCTGGATGAACCTAGCGCGCCATGTCATCGAAGGAAAGATCCCCGAAGAGAACATCATGCGGATCGGCGTCCTGTCCCTGGGAATGATGCCGTCGAAGATCCATCCTGATCTGGCGGGCGATCATCACATCGGACGCATCCAGTCCCATCTGTTTTTCGTCAACCGGTTCGACGTTTGGCGCCGATCCTTCCAGGAAGGTCATGCCCCGGGGGCCCTGACCGATGGGGAACGTCAACAGTTGAAGGCCGACTTCCGTCCAGTCATCGACTTCTTCCTCGCGTTCGGACTCATCGATGGGATCAACGCAATCGACAAGCCGCAATAGATCAACGCGATGAAGACGACATGTCGCCTAAGTCCATGACTAGAATCGCCGCAGAAGATCGAAGCCCGTCGCTTTGCTACTATTACGCCCATTTGACTGATCGATGTGAAGCCGGAAAGACCAGGGCCGCGGCGATCTGGGAAGCGCACAAATCAGATCCGGCCTTTCGAGAAAAGAAAAGGGCGATCACTCGCGCCTGGCGGAAGCTGAACCGATCAAAGCACCGCGCGGGATGCGTGAAATGGAAGATGGAAAATCCCGCGCGATGGCGCGAATTACAGAGAAGACAAAAGAAGAAGATCGCAGCGAAGATAGCGTCGAATCAGCGGCATCGGTTGCGCCATCTCTTCGACAATGATCGGGCGTCAGTAAGAGTATTGCCAAACCTAATTGGATGCACTCCAAAAACTTTGCTGGCCCACATCAGCGCACAGTTTCAGCCGGGCATGGCTTGGAGCAATTACGGGGCCTGGGTCGTCGATCATCGACGTCCAGTCTGTTCCTTCGATCTGCATGATGTAGATCAGGTGCGGCAATGCTTTTGCTTCCTCAACCTTCAACCCCTTTGGGACAAAGAGAACAAAGCCAAGGCCAAAGAAGAAAGGGATCTATATCCGCAAGACCAGGCGGCGGCAGGGGCCTAAGTAGCTTAATGTCATGGGGACCCACTGCCCCAGGAAGGAATCTTTTTACAATCCTGCCCTGTCTAGGTATCGCGAAGCCCCGTCCTTTTCTTGTGTGGCCCAGAAAACCTTTTTTTACATTTACAGATGAAGCCAAAAGTTCACCATAAGACGTTACAAAAGCGGCGGATTCATAAGCCATTGAAGAAGCGTAAGTCCGCGGCCGTCCAGCCGCGGAAGCATTTGACGGCCCGCCGACGGATCCGGCGCCGGCCCAGGCGGATCCCCCAGGCCCCGCTTCGGGCCCGGAAGCTTCAACTGGCGATCATGCTGAAGATCAGCCGGCCGACCCTGGACGCATACCTGACGATGCAAGGGTCGCCGGTCCCGGATGAATCCAGGACTTACGACGTCGAAGCGGTCGCCGAATTCATCAGCCAACAGGCGAAAACGGCCGCGGTCGACGCCAGCGCGAAGAACTACCGGATGGAAAAAACCAGGATGGAAGCGGAAAACCTGGCCTTCGACCTTCAGGTCAAGCGGGGCGAATTCTTCCGGAAGTCGGTCGCGATCCCGGTCTTCGCTGCCATGACCGCGGACCTGGTCGCGAACCTTCGGGAAAAGTTCGAAGCGGAACTTCCGCCCCGATATGTCGGCAAATCCCAGATTGAAAACGCCCAGATGAACCAGGTCGCCGTCGACCTGATCATCGCCCGCTTCATCGCCGGCCAGAAACTTCCGACGGGATGACCAGGTCATGACCGAAGACGAAATCAGTTTCGACCGGGCGGTCCGCGGAACCTGCCAGGCCCCCGACCGGCGGGAAGTCTGGGCCTGGGGCGCCGAATTCATGGACTTCGGGTCGACCGAAGCGTTCAAAGGCCATTACAACGTCGAAAACACGCCCTGGACCCGGGACTTCCTTCGGGCCTTCCGGGATCCCTATGTCCGCGAACTGACCTTCATCGGCCCGCCCCAGGAATCCGGGAAGACCTTCGCGGCCGAAATCGCCCTTCTTTACCGCGCGTGCAATCAGCCCGCGAAGATGGCGTTCAACACAACGACGAACGTGAAGGCCGACGGCTTCGCGGAAACGAAATGGAAGTCGGCGATGTCAGCCTGTTCGAAGATCAGCGACCGGTTTTCAGGCGACCGGCATCAGAAGAAGCGTCGCCGGATCGTTTTCAAAGACGGATCCTTCCTGATCATCCAAGGGGCCGAAACGCCGGGCAACCGGCAAAGCGATTCGATCGAAGTCCAGGTCAACGACGAAGTCGCCCTTTGGGAACGGCCCTGGTTAGCCCAGATGCACAACCGGCTGCGGGCCTATCGGGAAACCCGGAAGATCGTGAACATCAGTTTCGGGGGCGTGAAGGGGACGGAAATCCATGAACATTTCCAGGCCGGAACGCAAAACGAATGGTCGCATGTCTGCCCGGCTTGCGGCCGGCCTTTCCAGTACGTTTTCGACAACCGGTCGCCGGCGTGCAATATCAAGTTCGATCTGGCGAAGGCGGTCCTTCATCCGAACGGGTCCCTGGATCTCCGGGAATTCGCGAAGACTGTCTTCGTCTTCTGTCAGAATCCGGTTTGCGGCCAGCGGTTCGAATGGTCGGCCGACCTGATGGCGCAACTGAACAGTCGCGGCGTTTATGTCCCGATGAACCCCGGCGCCAGCCGGGAAGTTGAATCCTTTCACGTCAACGCCTTCGCGATCGGCCGGCGACCCTGGGCGCAAATCCTGGAACCCTGGGTCCGGATGAACCTGAAGGGGACGATCTTCGCGATGGAAGTCCTGAAGGAATTCGTCCAGATGGAACTGGCGGAATTCTGGGAAGACCGGCCGATCATCGTTTCGACGGACCTGAAGCTGGCGACCTATCTTCGCGCCGAAATGATCAAGCCCGGAGCCTGGCCGGACGAATGGGTCCGGATGATGGCGGTCGACAATCAGCGGGGCCAACACGGCGACATCCCGCATCGATGGTTTGTCTGTCGGGCCTTCGCCCGGGACGGCCGGACCCGCCTGGTCGATTGCGGCCGGCTGAACGAATGGGAACAGGTCCGGGAAAAACAGCATGAACTGGGGATCCCGGACTGGACCGCGGAACGGCCGGGCCCCTGGGTGGTCGTCGATCGCGCTTATGATCCGACCCAGGTCGACGAAGTCTGTTCGCGCTTCAAGTGGTTCGGGATGCTGGGCCAGCCGACGGACGAATTCGTTCACGGCCCCCGGTCCCCCTATGCGGAGCAAAGGATGTTTTTCAGCGAACCGCGGGCGATCGACATCGGCTTCGGAACCGCGGAAGCCGGGCGCAACTTCGCCGTCTATCATCTTTGGTCTTCGGAGCGGATCCAGGACTTGCTGGCCGCGATCCGCCAGAACGCCGAACAGTTCGCCCTTCCGTCCGACTTGATGGAATTCGCGCCGGAATACGCCGACCATATAAATTCCCATCGACAGACGATGAAGATGACGCCGGCCGGCCAGGAAAAACTGACCTGGGTCAAGATCGGCGGCTGGCCGGATCACCTTTACGATTGCGAATCGATGCTGGTCGTCCTGGGCCTGATGGCCGGCGTCTTTCAAAGACCATGATCATCACCGCGCAATGCTTCTTTAACGAACTGGACCTGTTCGAAATCAAGTGCGCTGAACTGGCCGGCCTGGTCGACGCGCACGTCGTCCTGGAAGCGACGACGACTTTTTGCGGGGCCCCGAAGCCCCTTCATTTCGCCGAACACCGCGGTCGCTTCGCCGGGTTCACGATCATCCATCAGGCGATCGATCTTCCCTCCGTCGGATCGGGATGGGATCGGGAATATTTTCAACGCCAGGCTTTGCTGGCCCTGGTCAAATCGGTCCGGCCGGAAATCGTGATCTGGGTCGACGCCGACGAACTTCCCCGGGCCAGCACAATCGAACGCTTCCGGGCGACAAAGCTGAAGATCGCGACGATCGAAATGGATCAGCTTCTTTTTTTCTTCAACCGGATCGATCTGAGGGATACGCCCTGGACGAACGGGAAGATCGAATTCCTTCATCCGTCCCGACACGGCTGTCCGAACCGGGTCGAACCGGCGCCCGGGATCCCGGATGCCGGCTGGCATTTCGAATTTTTCGGCGACCGGCCGACCTTGCTGGCGAAGCTGGCGGCGACTTCGCACGCCCCCGAACCCGGATCGGTCGACATGCGGGCGAAGGTTTCGGCGGGCCAGTTGCCCGGGATCGAACGGACCTTCCCTTATCCCGAAGAGAAGATCCCGCAATATGTCCGGGCCAGCCGCGGCCGGTTCGCAACCTGGTTTCATCCATGAAACGCTTCCCGAAGACCTTCGTCCAGTTAGGCCGCGCGGGCGACCTGTTAAACATCCTTCCCCTGGTCAAACACGAATTCCAGAAGCATAAGATCCGGCCGCGGATCATGGTCGCTAGGGAATTCGCCGACATCCTGGACGGCGTCAAATACGCGGAACCCCTGATCTGGCCGGGCCGGTTTGAAGACGTGAAGCCCGCGGTCTGGACCGCCGGGCGCCAGAAGGGCGACCTGGTCATCCCGCAAATCTACGGACATGATTGGTCGCCGGCAAAGCTTTGCACGTCCTTCGTCCGGGATTCCTGGCGGGTCGCCGGCGCTGATGTCCCCTGGGGATCGCTCCCCCTGGAATTCGACCGGCGGGACCGCGAAGGCGCGCGGACGGTCCTTCGTCATTTCGGCGTTTGCCCGGATGGCCGGCCTTTCGTCCTTCTGGCGGTCGACGCCATGTCATCCCCCTTCACCGGCGCGCTGTCCCTGAAGGCCCTGTTAAGCTATTCGCTGAAGGACTTCCGGATCATCAATCTGGCCGGATACCGGGCCCGGCATGTCTTCGACTTGCTGGATCTGTTCGATCGGGCCCATTGCCTTGTCACGGTCGACGCCGGCCTTCTTCACCTGGCGCACGCTTCCCGGGTTCCCGTCGTCACCCTGGTCGAATCCCATCCGACGCGCTGGCATGGGTCGGCCTGGCGCCCGCATCATGTCGCCCGCTTCCTTTATGATGATTTCCCGGCTTGCGAACGGGCCCTGGTCGACGCCGTCGTCAACGCCCGGGCGCCCAGCTATCGGCCGACGATCATTCACGCCTGGACCGAATACCGCGGACAGACGATGGACGACGACACCGCCCGCCGGACGGCCCTTGCGCGAAAGTCCTGGGCCCCGGAATATCAGACCGGATACTGGATCGAACGGCGCTTCAGCCGGCGGAATTCGGCCCGGGATTCCCGCGGGATCGGGGATCCCCGGGGCGTTCCCTATGTCCGCGACGTCATCGACCATGCGATGATCATCGCCCGCAAGCCTTCCGACATCATCGCCCTGACAAACGCCGACGTCGGTTTCACGCCCGGCCTGACCGGCTGGATCCTTCAGGCCGTCCGGCGACATGGCGCGGCCTTCGCCCATCGCTGGGATTTCGACCGCCTGGACCGGCTTTGCCTGTCGGAAGCGGAAGTGATGACCCAGGCGAAGTTTTACGTCGGGACGGACGCCTTCTTCTTTTCGGTCGCATGGTGGAAACAATACGGGCCCGAATTCCCGGACATGCTGATCGGCCGCGAACATTGGGATGAAGTCTTCCGGCAACTGATCAAACGATATGCCGGCGTCCAGCTTGCCGGGGCGATCTATCATGAACGCCATCCGTCCTTCTGGGAACGGATGGACCAGCACGCGACGAACCGCGGCAACTGGCATAACACAAATCTAACGAAGTCCTGGTTTGCCCGGACCGGTTATCGGCCGATGGATTCTGAATGGTGGAAGGTCCCGGTCGATAACTTTTGACCGCCTGAAGGTGGACATGGCCGGGAAGGCTGATGGCAACCCCGGTCCTAGACTTTGGCAGCTTCACGACCGCAGAGAAGGCGAACCTTCTGGCGGTCGCCAAAGCTGAATATTTGCGGCGAATCGTCACCGGTCGCGTGACCCAGGGATCTTCCGCGGCCCAAAGCTACGGCATCGACCTGATGCAAATCGGCGACCTGATCCGCCTGATCAACGGCCTGACGGTCGACCTGGGCCTTCAGACGGTCGAAACCCGGGTCCGGCCGGTCTTCAACCAGGGGCCCGCGATCGGCCCGACGAACCCCATCGGATTTATATGAGACTGACTGACCTGGCCTATTCGATGATCACCGGATCCTGGAAGCTGGACCGGCTTCGCGCAAAGGAATTCCTGGCGCTGGAACAGCGTCGCGATCGCCTTCAGCTTTACGCCGGCGCGAATCCCGGCCTGAACCGGCCGATGCCGAACGTCCTGAACACGCCGGAAGACTTCAAACAGGCTTATGAACGGATCGTCCTAATCCGCGCGGCCCGGCAATTGGAAGAAGACTTCCCCTTCATCGACGGGATCCTGGGCGATTTCGAAACCTTCGTCGTCGGCGAAATGCAATATCTTCCGAACACCGGGAACCCGGACGCCGACAAGGCGATCCGCGGCTTTCTGGACTGGCAATTCCAGTCCCCGGACCTGTCGGGGCGCCTGGACCTGGCGACGATCGCCCGCCTGGCGATCCGGACGAAGAAGCGGGACGGCGAAGCCGGCTTCAAACTGGTCGACGTCGGCGACGCCCTGAAGATCCATTATTATTCCGCGGACCTGATCGGGAACCCCCTGGTCGGGGCGAACATCGGGCCCAGCAATTACAACGGAATTATCGTCGATGAAAACACCGGGGCCGTTGTCAATTTCGACCTATACAAGCGACTTCCGAAGCTCAACGCCTACGTCTTTCAGGAGCGGATCCCCGCAAACTGGTTTATTCATTTTTACGACCCTTTCCGCTTCGAACAATATCACGGCGTCACGGCGTTCAAAAACGCGATCGAACACGCCTTCGACATCGACCAGATCGTCGAATTCACGAAGTTGAATATCAAATATAGGTCGGCCCAGCTTCCCTTCATCCAGAACGAACAGGGCCGGCCGCGCGGGACCGGGTACGAACCCCAGGCCCCGACCCAGACGGGCCAGCCGGTCCCGATGAACGTCCAGGTCGACGGCGTCAACACGACCTTCATGAAGCTGGGGGAACAGGTCGTCGAATTCCCGAACGACTTCCCGAATCAGCAATTCCTTCCGGTCATCACGGAATTGAAGCGGGACATCGCCCTGGGGGCGAAGCTTCCCTTCGAATTCGTCTATCGGTCGGAAACCGGGGGCGTCGTCCAACGTTTCTACGTTTCGAAGGCGGAACGCACGTTCGACGAAGAGAAGCGGCAACTGAAGCGGACGCTTCTGGATCCCTTCAAAAACCGGACGATCCAGAAGGGGATCGACACCGGCTTCCTGGACCTGTCCAGCTTCGGGAACCTGGCGACTTCACTGGACCGTTTCGGCGGATCCTGGTCCCTGGGCCGGTCGATTTCCGTCGACTATGGCCGGGAAACGAAGGCCGACATCGAATTGATCGACGCGGGCCTGATGTCGCCCGACGAACACGCGGCCGATAACGGCCGGAACATGGACGACATCCGGGCGTCGATCAAAAGCAACGCGACCGCGATCCTGAAGGACGCGAAGGAAATCGCGAAGGAATTGGATCTTCCGGTCGAAACCGTCCTTCCCTACCTGGTCAAGAAATTCCCGAACCAGCGGGGCCAGGCCGGGGGTGCCGGCGGGATGGGCGGGGAAGCCGGCGGGGCGACGACCGTCGTCGAATAGTGGACAGGGCCCGCTTCTTCGATGACTGACTTCGGATTCAAGCTTCAACTGGCCGCGGGGCGGGTCGATTCGGCGAACGGCGTGATCTACGACGTCACCCTGGCGAAGTCGGGCGTCATCGCCCTGGGCAAGTTCATCTTCGTCGACGGGGACGGGAACGTCACGAAGGATCCGGCGAAGGCCCGCCGGCGCTTGCCGGTTTATACTGACGATCAAACCCTGGAAACGCTGATGGGGGCTTTCCAGGATGCGGGAACCCGGATCCGGACCCGCGTGAATCATGACGATTCGATCGAAGCCCGGGCCGGTCACACTCAAAACTTTCGGCGGGAAGGCGACCGGGTCATCGGCGACCTTTACCTTCTGACCAATTTCCCGGCCCGGGACATCGTCCTGGAAGTCGCGGAAAAAACCCCCGACCTGATGGGGATGTCGATCGACCTGGTCCCGACCTTTGAAATCAAAGGGGACCGGGCGTTCATGCGGGTCCAGGAATTGCTTGCGGTGGACATCGTCGACGAAGGTGCAATCACCCCGGCCGGAATGTTTCTGAACCGCGATCGGGTGGACACGGAACACAATTCGAAAACCAAACCCCTTCTTATGGCAAAAGAAACGCCCGCAAAAGAAACGCCCCCCGCCCCCGATCCGACGGCGATGGAAGCCTCAATCAAGGAAATGGCCGCGCGCTGCGACGGTCTTTCCGCGAAAGTCGCGGCCCTGGAAGCGTCACACGGCGCCTTGGCCGAAGATCACAAAACCCTTTTGGCGAAACATGCGGCCCTGGAAGCCGCTCACAACACGCTCGCCGGCGTGACGAAGAAGGCGGACGGCGCCCCGGCGCCGGCGCCCGACGGAATGGCCGCGGTCAAGCAGATCGCCGACGACCTGAAGACCCTTCGGTCTGAAGTCGTCGAAATGAAGAAAACAAACGCGGCCCTGGGGATGAAGGCCGGCGGCAGCGAACCCAGCGGCAAGCCCGGAACTGGTCCTTCGGCCGATCCGAACGACAAGCCCGCCCCGGACGCCCCGAAGGATTATCTGACCCTGGTCGCCGAAAAGAAAAAGACCGGGATGTCCGCGGGCCTGGCCCATCAGACGGCCCAGCGCGAACAGCCGGACCTTTATCGGAAACATCAGGAATCGCTCGGCGTTTGGCCGAAGTCGGCCTGATCAACTGAACCGAAACTTCCCCCCTTCACTCAAACAGGATCCCCATCATGTCGACCTATTACAACAAAACGATCGTTGACGGTTTTTACGGTTCCTTCCGGGCCGACCCGGACCAGGCGAACATCCCGATTTATTCGCGCTGCAAATTCGTCAATGCGGTTTCCGCGGACGGCAAAGCCTGTCTTCAGGTCGCCGGGATCACGGAACGCGCGGACGTCGTCGCGATGCAACCGATCGTCGCCGGCGAATGGGGGACGGTCAAATTCCTGAACGGATGCGGCGAACAGTTCGCCATCGCGACGGAAACGATCACGCGGGGCGACGAACTTTATTCGGCCGCTTCCGGCCAGATGTCGAAGTCGTCCGGAAGTTCGGCCGTCCTTTGCGGGCGGGCGACCAGCGACGCGACCGCGACGAACGTCTTCACCTATTCACCTTACGCCGGGCAATTCTGATCCCCGGCCCCTTCGAACCCAGGACCTTCAAATTTTCTCCCCATGATCTATCAAAACAGCGTTGCAGCCCCCCGGCAGGAATTGACGGACGTCGTCATGGAATCCATCACGACGGACGACATGTTCGTCGGCCTGAAGGTCCTTCCCCCGGCCCCCCTGAAGCTTTTGACCGCGCACGTCCCGAAGATCACGATCGCCAAGGGCGACCTGATGCGGGCGACGTCGAAGCGGCGCACGCCCGGAGCGAAGTTCGATCGCTGGCAATCCGCGATCGAAGACGCCAACCTGACGCTAGTCCAGGTCCCCGAAGAATTGCAGATCCCGGATGAACAGTCCCTCATTTATGAGGATTATTTCGCGTTTGAACAGGTCTACGCGAAGGAAGCGACGAATCGCCTGATGCGCGGCGTCGAACTCGACATCGCGGCGACCGTGATGTCCGCGTCGAATTTCGACGCAAACAACGGCGCCGTCGCCTATACGGTCGCGAACCTGGCGACGATGTCCCCGGTCGCCGACATCCTGGCCGCGATCCGCCTGGTCAAAGGCCGCGGAGAAAAGGCGAACACCCTGGTCTTCCCGGGCCCGGTCTGGGATCGCGTCCGCATCTCCGCGGACATGAAGTCTTTCATCGCCGGTTCGGTCAATCCCGGCGCCCGCGTGACGGAAAACACGGTCCAGATGGCGTTCGACGCGAACGGTATCAAGACCGTCCTGGTCGCCGACGGTTACGTCAACCAATCCGAACCCGGAAAGTCGAACATGATCAACCTGATCTGGCCGACGACTTATCTCGGCGTCTTTTCCTGCCGGGAAGGGCAACTTCTGGCCGGCGGCATCGGCCGGACCTTCTTCTGGGAAAAGGAAGGCCCCCTGTTCAATATTCAGTCTTACCGGGACGAACCGGTCAAATCGAACGTGATCCGGGCCCTTCACACGACCCTGGAAGGGATCACGAATTCCCGGGCCGGGACCCTGATCGGGACGCAGTACGCCTGACCCTTTGTCGGACGAGTCGGTTTCTTCATGATCCCCGCCCCTGGTTTCGCCGGGGCGGGTTTTCTTTTTCAACCTGACGACATGAACGATCTTCACGCGATGCTGTTGGCCGCATCCTATGACGCCCAGCCGGTCATCGGCGAAGCGTTCACGTTTCAAAATCGACCCTACACCGGGACGTTTTCCCAGGCCGACGAAAAACTTCTGATGGAACTGGCCGGATACCTGGACGAAGCGGACATGATTTGCGTCGCCCCGATCGACCAGTTCGGGACGAACCTTCCCGACACCGGCGACCAGTTGATCCGCGGGTTCGACACCTATTCCGTCCGCGGCCGGAAGGTCGACCTTTCGGCCCTGGTCCTGGTCCTGAAGAAGATTTCGACGTGAAGCCGGTCCTGAACATGGCGGAAGCGGAAAAAAATATGGCCGCGGTCATCGGGGCCCTGACCGAACTGACCGGCTTTTCGCGCGAACAGGTCGTCATCGCCGAAGCCGGCGTCATCCTGAAGACTTGCGCGGCCCGGTCCCCGGTCGCCAAGCCCATCAAGACCGACCTTCGATCGCGGCTGACCGCGGTCCGGGACCTGAAACTGACCCGGGGGGATCTAACGGTCAATGCCGGCGTCCGGGGCCCGGAAGGCCGGGTCTGGGCCCGGAGCAAAGGCCCGGACGGCCAGGGGCGCTTCCGCATGGTCCGCGGGCCCGGGGCCCTGGTCGGGCCGGCAGTCCCCTATCACTGGCGGAACCAGGACTGGCAGGGATTCGAAAACACCCTGGCCGACTATCAGGCGACGGCCCGCCGGCTGATGATGCTGGGGCGCCAGTCGGCCGGATTGTCCCGGCAAAGCTGGGTTCAGATCGCCGACCGGCTCGGGATACCCCTAGAAACGGTCCCTGGGGGCGACAAACTCAGTCCGAACCAGATCACCGCGGCCAGGCGGGCGACGTCCAGCCGGGGGACTTTCTACGCCAACGGGACGGCAATGCGGGAACGGTCCGCGGAACGCTTCTTCGTGACCCTGATCAATAATTTGCCCTTCGGACGAAAGATCAAATTCGATGCCCTTCTGGAAACGGTGATGATGGGCCGGGTCAAGTATTTCGCGACCAGCCTGGCCCATGGCGTCTTTTCGTCGATGGATCAGGTCGCGAAACGCTACAAAGGCTTTGCGGCGACCTGGGTCACAACCGGATAAACCTATGCCTTCCCCCGCCCCAGACTTTGAAACGCTGTACGACTTCGAAACCCAGGTCGAAGACGCCTTCGAAGCGATCCTGAAGGCGAACGGGATCCCGAACGTCTTCACCTCGCGGGCCCCGGACACGATCACGACGCCGGCGGTCGTCCTTCGCTTCGTGACCGGACAGGTCGCATCCCAGCGCGCGCTTCGGGGAAACCCGCCCCGCCTGGTCCCGAACGGCTTCGAAGGGACGCTGATCGCCGAAATCCTGACCGGCCGGCGCCTGGCCGACGCCCCCGTCCATGGTCCCTTCCGGGGAAAAGTTCGTTATCTGTTGTCCGCGGCGGCGAACGTCATCGACCAGACGAACACGCCCTGGATCCAGATTCTTGACTTCCTGCCCGCCGGCGGGACGCCCCAGATCACGGACGAAAAGGAAATCGACCGGTCGGCCCTTCATTTCGCGATGAAGTTCGCGATCCGGAACGAAGCCTGGCCGTCCCCCTGAACAGCGCACAGTGGACAATCAACGAAAGACTGAAACCTTATGCCACTCTCAATCTTCAGCGACGGAACCCAGGTTTTCGGCATCCCGGACAGTCCGGTCACGATTAATTCGATCACTTACATCGCCGAAGACATCAACATCACGCGGCCGTCGAACCGGCCCGAAATCAAAGACGCCAGTGGTCTTCCGATCGGCCAGGTGATCATCCCGCAGATCGAAACTGGAACGGCGAAGCTTCAACTGGCGTCCGGGTCGACCGCGATCCCGACGATCGGCCTGACGATGATCCTGGCGACCGCCAAGACCTATTATTTGACCGAAGTCGGCCGGGCCTACACCCAAGGCAATTACGCTTACGTCAACATTTCCTTCGCTGAGAAGTTGAACTGATGACGGATGCCCCCCGATCATGGCCGGGACCCTTTACGACCTGATCCCCGGCTTGCGTGAGGCTGAAGAAGCGTTTCGCGAAGACCAACTGGAAGCCTTCACGGGGATCGAACCCCCGATCCGCGGGATCGAAGTCCGGCCCTTCACGCCCCGGATGTTCCTGGAACTGGATGGCGTCGGGAATGACTTCATGCGGGATGTCGACGCCCCGCGGGTCGAACACCTGGCGATGTTCATCTGGCGGATTTCCCAGGAATTCGACCGTCTGAACACCTGGCGCCGGCGTCGCTTCCTCTGGCGCTTCCGGTCGATCGACTATGGGCCCGCGGTCGTCGACGTCCGCGAATACCTTCGCCGGAATTACGCCCCGATGCCGGTCGTCGCGTCCAGCAATACCGACACGGTCGCGGCCTGGCCGTCGGTCGTCGTCCATGTCTTCGCTTCGGAATATCACTGGCCCGAAGACACGATCCTGGACTTGCCCTTCCGCCGGCTTTGGCAATACCTGAACCGGATCTTCGAAAAGCGGGATCCGAAATATAAACAGAAGTCCGCGATCGCGATGAAGCTTCGCGACGACTGGCTTCAGAAGATGAACAGCCGGGCGGGAAGCCCGATCCCCGGGAAAAACTGAATCATGGCCTTCTCTTCATCCATTACGGGACGCCTGGGCCTGGATTCGTCCGATTATCGGAAGGGTCTTCAGTCGGCCGGCCGGGATTTTCAGCAATTCACGCGCGGGACCGCGGCCGAAGCGGAATCCGCTGGCGGAATGGCGGGATCGAAGTTCGGTTCGGCCCTGGAACGGAAGATGGGCCTGAAACATGCCTTTATAGGGCTGTTCGCGGCCCTGGGCCTGAACATGGACAAGATCGCCGGGACCATTGCCGGCGCGATCGCTGGCGGGTCGAAGGAAGGCTGGCAGCGGGCCGGCGAAATCGCCGACCGCGAAAGCGAACTGATCGAAAAGAAGATCGAAAGCCATCTGGCCGGCCCGAAGCTGACCGAACACCTTCAGAAGAACCTGGCGCGCGCCATCAAGGGCCCGACGCCGACCGCGGGCGTCGGCGAAGGGATCGCGACGACGCTGTCGACGATCCCGATCGAAGGGAAGGCGATCGGCGCCTTCGCCCGGATGCTCGGGATCGGGAAGACCGACGCCGAAAAGCTGGCCGACGCCAGCCAACACAGCGTCGACATCCTGGAAGCGGAAGCGAAGCTGGAAGAGAATTCGGCCGAAGAACGGAAAAAAAAGATCGCCGAAGAAACGAAGCTGGACGACCTGAAGGCCGGCGAACTGAAGACCGAAGACGCGATCAACTATCTTCTTCACCGGTCCAGCGAAGTCGCGAACGAAATGGGTCATCTGGCGAAGGGGACGGTTCAATATGACGAAAAGAAGGTCCAACTGGCGGGCCTTCATCAAAAGCTCGGCGAGCACGAAAACAAACGCCTGGCCGCGGAAAGGGAACATCAGACGAAGCTGAAGGAATTACAGATGTCCCGGCTTCAGAAGATGCGGGAATTCGAAATCGAAGCCGCGGACGGCGACAAAAAAGCCGGCCTGATCAAAGCGGAACTGGCCCGGATGGACAAAGAAATCGCCGGGGCGGCGAAGGACCAGGTCCGGCAACAGGAATTGATCAACGCGAAGACCGCGGTCGAACTGGACTATCGAAAGCAGATCCTTCGCGCGTCGTCGGCGAAGAAGGCCGCGGAAAAGACCCTGGATGAAGCGAAGGCCGAACGGTCGAAGATGTCCCTGACGGAACTGGCGAACGTCGCCCGCTTCGGGGCCGGCCAGTCCGTCACGGTCGAAGACCAGGCCGAACAGGCCCGCCAGGCGATGCAGCTTCAGAAACAGGGCGAGGAAGCCCGGGTCGGCGGGAACCAGGATCAGGCGAAGGCCCTGTTTGAACAGGCCGACCAATTGAAGACGGCCCTGGTCAAGTCCGGGACCGTGAAGGAAGCGGAAGCCCCCTTCGCTGAAATCGTCAAGGGGATCGAAGAGTCCAATAAGATCCTGGCCGAAATGGAAGCGGTCTTCAAAGGGAAGTTCGTCGCCCAGTGATCCCCGACCATGTCTAACCTTCCCCCCATCGTCATTGACGGCAACTTCGACCATCCGGTCGAAATCGAAGGAAGCCCGACCTTCGCGAAAGATGAAATCACTTACGCGACGATCCTGACCCGGCGTTATGCTGTCCTGAAATCTTCCTATGTCGCGTTACCCCAGGGGACCTTTGACGTTCAAAACAAAAACGCCCTTTTGGTCACGGAAGCGACGGATTCGGTCGAAGGCCCGATCATGAAGTTTCACCGGGTCTATGCCGAAATCCCGAGTTATCGGACCGAACGTCGCCTGGTCGCCTTCACGCGGCCGGGCGTTTCAGACATCGCGATCAGTCAGCTTTCGGCGCTCCCGATTTCTTGGGATAAATATGGGCAGATTGCGCCCCTGACCCGCCTGTTCCTGGCAACGGTCGAATATACCTATCAGATCGGATCCCCGGTCGCTATCACGCAACTGACAAAGATCACTTACAAGGGCCAGGAAGTCGACTTCACTGGATCCGTTTATCGGTCGGTCGGGAACGTCGTCATCGCCGGGATGAATGGGAAGACGGAACCGCGATGGGTCTTCGAAGGCTTCACCGACCCGGCGACCTGTCCGTCGCTTTGGTGGCTGTCCGAATCGTCCCGGCGCTGGATGGGCCCGATCTGGGAAAAAGAACGGGTCAGCCTGACGCCGTCGCAATATTGATCCGCCATGACCCCGATCAAACGGCTGGCGAAGGGCCAGGCCCCGACGCCCCTGGAAGAAAAATATTTCAACGAAATCGTCGACCTGTTGAACGCCCTGGCGACGATGCAAGTCAACCCGGCCGGTTTCGGGACCGTCCAGGTCGGGGCCCGGAACGTGATTCTGGACTGTTCGGCCTTCGCGACTGACGTCCAGAATCGGCTGAAGGCTTTGGAAGATGGGTCGACCGCGGTGAATGTCCAGATCCAGCAAATTCTGAACGCGCTTCAACAGGCGTCCGCGCGGGCGACGTGCAATCCGGACGGATCGGTCACGATCACCTTCACCTTCCCGGGCGTCTGATGGAACTATCGACGACAACCGACATCTGTCCGCAATGCTGCGGGAAAGGGAAATGCGGCTTCCAGGGCCAGGCGAAATCCGGCGACGCCTGTCTATGTGGTTACGGCGAATTAGCCTATGCCAGCATCCCCCCGAGGTTTTTCCGACATCGGTCGAAGACCGGAACGATGAACATGATCCGGTCGCCGGATGCAATTTGCGACATGCCGACGACCCCGGGGAACATCAGCGGATCCAAACGCGGGGCGGTCCTTTCCCTGATCGGCTTCGCCGAATTCGCCAGTCCGTCGACGCCCCCGAATTGGTATCTGCGCAAAGCCTGGTCGGGGACGATGCGATACCAGGAATATTCCGACGCGGCTTGCGCGAACCGGATCACCGGTCATTATTGTCAAATCGACGAGTCGGGCGCCTGGGAATATTCCGCTTCGACGGGGGCCGTGATCGAACAGGATGGGCAATACACCCACCCTTCCCCCTGCAATCCGTCCGGCGTCCCGATCCTTCACGGCGTCAACGACGGGCCCTTTTGCTGGGGCGGACCCTGCACGACGACGAAGACCAAAACGCTTTGGGCCCTTTCCGCGGCTTGCGGCACGACTTGCGGCGGCGGAAACAGTTGCGGCGCCGCGGCCCCGGAAACCAACAGCGCGGCGACCCTGACGAACATCGACGGCGAAGCGAACGCGATCACGCGCTGGATGAACACGTCCCCGGCCTGGTCGGGATATTCAGCTTGCGGGACCCCGCCTAATCCCTGGTGCCTGGCCCAGTATGAACAGCGCACCGGACAGACGTTTCATTATCAGGAGTGCAAATTCAACGTGACGAAGTCCGGCCTGGTCGCCGGGAAGCTTTATCATGCGACGGTCGACGTCTATCGATCCCCCTACGGCGCCGGGACCTATTCCCTTTATCAAACCCTGGTCCTGACGGGGACGACCGATGGGTCCGGAAACCTGGCGATTAATGACCAGGTCGTCCCGAACGCGATCGGTTTCGACACCTATGTCACGAACGCTGTGATCCTCCTGGCCGACAGCATGGTCGACACCTGGAACCAGACCGGCCAATATAACGCGGCGACTTGCGTCCTGGTCGCGACGGACACGTCGACGCGCGTGACCGACGGCCTGGCGGATCCGGCCGGCGTGAATGAATCCGATTATGCGATCGCGGCCGGGGGCGTCACGGTCGCCTGGACGGCGACGACCCGGATCCTGACCGGGGCGGGCGCTTGCGTCTACGCCCCCCGGTCGGTCGGCGATCCCTTCCCCTGGGTGAAGTGCACCGGGACCGTGACGGAAACCCTGTCGGACGAAGACCTAGAAACCGACGCGATGAACCGGCTGTTCGCCCCCCAGGTCTATTCCGGCCATTCGGTCACGTCGGTCATGCAACCCCGGGTCGCCGGTCAACAGTGTTTCCTGGCGACGAAATCCCAGGTCAAAGCGACCTTCGCGGACCTGACGCCCGGCCAGGATTATGAAGGGGTGATCAACTTCGTGACCCGCGACGCCGGAACCGCGGACGACTGGACGGATTATGGTCAACAGACGTTTTCCTTCACCGCAACGGGCCCGATCGAAACGACGCCCTGGGTGGACGTGCCTTTGGTTAGTGGAATGGAAGTCATGGCCCTGTCTTGTGCGGCCGTCCCCGGATAATCATCATCATGAACACGCAACTTTTTATCAACACCGCGGCGCAAAGTCTTTCCGCGGCCCTGGTCCGATCCCTGACCGACATGACGCCGATCAGCCTTCCGCAATTGGTCATCGGGGATAATCGCGCCTATGATCTTTTCCTGGTCGACGGCCTGGGTGGTTATGCCAGCTTTTCGGGCGATCCGTCTTACATCCCGAACCTGGCGATCGGATCCTTCGGCTTCCCGACCGGCGGAACCTTTACCCTGACTTTTGGGGCGAACACGACTTCGGCCCTGAACTGGAACGCGACGACCGCTCAGGTCCAGGCCGCGCTTCAGGCCCTGGCATCAATCGGATCAAACAACTGTTTGGTGACGGGCGTCCCGGGTGAATATTACATCGTTACCTTCGTCGGGACCCTGGCCGCGGCCCCGCAATCCGATATCGTCGCCCATTTCAACCTTCTGACGCCGGATTCGACGATCGACGTGTCGACCGTCGTCGTCGGGACCGTTTCGCCGGCGGTCAATGCCGTCCAGCTTTTGAACTTCGCGACGAATCCGATGACCTTCGCGGACAATTGGACGACGATCACAAACGGCTGGACCGGCAAACTGTCTCTGCGGACGATGCAAGCGGTCGAAGCCCTGGCCGCGGCCGGCGCCGCGGGCCTGATCACGGCCCTTTTCCAGATCACGGTCCAGGCCCCCAGCGGCGACCGGTCGACCTATTTCGAAGGGGCGGTCAGCATTTACGATTCGATCATCAATCCGGAAAGCTTCGCCGGCGCCGACAAGCCCCTTCTGGCGACCCAGGCCGCATTGAACGCGGCCGTCCTGGGCCTGAATAACTTCACGGCCGAAACGGACACGCCCGCCAGCCCCGGAAATACGAACATCAGTCCGCCTTCCTCTTCCCGCTATCACTCCGCGAAGGTGACGCCGTCGGGCGGGGCCGGGACCTATACCCTTGCCCTTCTGACCAGTCAAACGCCCGCGACCGGGGCCTTGATCCATCTGGCGATCTTCCCCCCGTCGACCGCGGCCCTGGTCTTCGAAGTGCACAACGCGACCGCCGGCGGAACCCTCTTAAAGACGATCACGACCGACGCGACCGGCCGGCCCTTCTTCCTGGACTTCGAATTCAACGGATCCGCCTGGGTCCTGTCGGGTGATGATTCGGCCCTTCTGAATAAGCTTCAAAACCTGGCCGGCCTGGCGTCGACCCTGACGTCAAAGGTCAACCTGGGGAACCTGTTTTCCCAGAAGACGACCGAAGCGACGTCCTGGACGATCGTCCCGGGCGACGAAGGGAAGCTTTTCGACGTGACCGCGGCCGGGGGCGCCGTCCTGGCGACCCTGCCGGCGGCAGCGACCGCGGGCGATGGCTTCCTGGTCGCCCTGCGCAAGACGGATTCGTCCGCGAACGCCGTGACAACGTCGCCGGCGACCTGGTCCCTGACGGCCCTGGGCGACCTGATCGTCCTTCGATCCGACGGGTCGACCTGGTCGGTCATTCTCTTCGCGAACACATCGGGCAGCGGCGGGACCGTGACCGCGGCCGTCCTGCGGTTGAACGCCGTGACGAACGGTCACGGTCTGACCGGTCTGGTCGGGGGCGGGGCGACGAATCTGGACGGACTTGCGACCGCCGATGGAACTTATCAGGTCGGCGCGGTCGTCGCGGTCATCCTGACGGGCCCGAAGATCCTCTTCTTCCGTTTGCGGGCCGGGACCGACGCGCAAAACTCTCCCTGGATCGTCCGGCCGGCGGACTACAATGGAACGACGAATCAACTGGTCTGGGAATTCCTGACCATGACTTCCCAGGGGTATCCTTGCGTCTGGAATTCGACCCAGAGCAAATTCCAAACGATTTCTTCGACCGGCGGGGCCGGCGCCGAAGTGATTTCCTTCGGGACCGGCTTCAGCGTCTAATTGACAGCCGCGGCCGGCAGTCCTAAACGGCATCCATGCCCGCCCCGACGCCTTCAGTCAACGCCCTGACGATCAACGCGGCGACGGCGAATCTGATCGATTCGTTCAACGTCCCGTCGGGCGTCAGTATCGTCGGCCAGGCCGGCGGGACCTTTGATTTCCGTCTGGGCAACGGTTATCTGGCGATGACCGCGCTGGGGGACACCCTTTACGGGGGGACGAACGGAATCGCGACGGCCCTGGCCGGGAACACGACCAGCACAAAAAAGTTTCTCAGTCAGACCGGGGCCGGGGGCGTATCCGCGGCGCCGGCCTGGTCGACCGTGACGAATTCAGACGTCGGATCCGAACCGGCCCTGGGGAATCCCGGCGTGACCGGTTATGTCCTATCCAGCACGACCGGCGGCGCGCGGTCCTGGATTGCGATCCCAGCGACGGGCGTGACCAGTGTCGCCAGCGGGACCGGCCTGACCGGCGGGCCCATCACGTCGACCGGGACCCTCTCCGTCACCGGGCCCTTGCTGACCCTGACGAACCTGGCCGACGCGGCCGGATGGCTTCACAGCACCGGGGCGAACGTCTTTGCCTGGTCGACGCCGTCGAAGACCGATGTCGGCCTGGGGAACGTGACGAACGTCGCCCAGGCCGCGGCCGGCGCCGTCGGAAGTTCGGGCCTGACCATGTCAACGTCCCGCCTTCTGGGCCGGGCGACCGCGGCGACCGGCGCCATTGAAGAAATCACCCTGGGGACGAACCTGTCCTTCACCGGGACGACCCTAAACGCGGCCGGCGGCGGTTCCTTCGCGAATCCGACCGCGAATGTTTCGAACACGACGGTCAACGGATCCGCGTCGACGGCGATGCGATCGGATGCGGCCCCGTCGATTTCGACGTCCGCGGCCCTGCAATTCGCGACCCTGGGCCTGGGAACCGCGATCACCGGGACGCACGTCCTAGACATCCAGGCCGTGAACAAAGTCGCGGCGGCGTTCGGGGATGTCGCGGGATCCGGGGCCCTGTTCTATTTCAACGTCCCGACCGGGTACATCGATCTTTTTTCCCGAAATAATCACTATATCAGGATTTCCGGGTTCGTCGGTTCGTCGGAAGTCGAATGGGCCCGCTTCACGGTCGCGGGAAACCTTCTGATCGGCGGGACTTCGGAAACCGGCCTGACCGGCGCCGGCGGTCTGTTTCTTTACGGGACGACGGACGCGACGTCGGGCGCCGCGGGAACGCTGATCTGTTCGGGCGGGATCTACGTTTCGAAGAAAATCTGGACGTCTTCGTCGATCAACACGGCGCTGACGACGGACGCGACGACGACCGCGACCGGATCGATCATCACGGCCGGGGGGATGGGCGTCGCGAAGACGATCTGGGCGACCGCGCTTCATCTTCCGTCGTCGGGATTCGCGATGCGGGACACGTCGGCGGCGTTCGACGTCACCCTGGCCGCGACTTCGTCAACAGCCCTGGGCGCCGGCCGGACCCTGACCCTGGACATGGTCAACGCCGACCGGACGATCAAGCTGTCCGGAAGCCCGACGCTGGCCGACTGGTTCGATCAGAGCGTAAAGACGACGGACAGCCCAACCTTCGTGGCTCTCACGACTTCAGCAGTGGCGGCCGTCACCACGGCAGCGGAATCATGGGTCGGACCCAGCAGCACGACCGGCATCTATTTCAAGGGCGGCAACGTCGGCATCGGGACGACGACACCCGTTTATCCCCTGGACATTAGGGGCGCAACCAATCACGCGGCGGCTTCCTTTGGTGCCGTTTGTTCAATAAACGATTGGACCGGTATCTTTCTGTCGTGGTACAGCGGAACAGACACCTATAAGAAGGGCCTTATCGGATTCACTCCGATTGATGGAAATGTCAGAGGCAACATGTTTTTTGCTCTGAATGGAGCCGCTTCCAGCGCAAATGCCACGATTGCCGACGCGGTTCTCACACTCTCTTATTTAGGGGATGCCACGTTTCTTTCTTCAATTAAGACCGGCGCTCCGACTGGCGGAACCGCGGCAGCGTGGAAGTTCGGGATCCATGGCGTCGGATCCGTCCAGGCCGACATCGCCGGCGTTGCCTATAACCTGATCACGACCGAAGGGATTTTCGGCGGTCTTTACCTGCACGATGGCGTCACGGCCCAGACCATCGCGACCGGCGCGACCTACGTTCAGTTGACCGGCTTCAACACGGCCCAGGGATCCAACGGCCAGGCGACTAATTGCACGCCCGACAAGACAAACAGAAAAATCACTGTCGGAAGAATCGGAAAATATCTGGTTCATTTTTCCTTCTCCGGATCCTGTAACACCTCGAACGCGACCTGGGGCTTCGTCGTCTTCGCGGCCGGCGCCGAACAACAGAACACGGAAGGAAGTTGCAAGATGGCGAATTCAGCCGACATCCAAACCTGTTCCGGCCATGGCTTCGTTTATATCACGTCCCTGTCCGGGACCGGCGGGGACATCGATCTTCGGACCCATCATGACAACGGGGGAAGTCTGAACCTAACGCCGGTCTTCGTGAACCTGACGGCGACGCGGGTCGGCGACTGAAGCCCTTGTGAAATCCGAATCCTGAAAATCGGCTTGCGGCCGGCCCGATAGAATTCTAGCCCGATCCCCATGGAACTTTTGATTCGCGAAATCGAACCGCTTCTGGAAGCCCTGGGATCGCTGGACGGCAACCCCCGCGCGGTCCAGGTCGCCCCGGAAACCGAACGCCTGATCGTCCAGCCCTTTCGCTTCAGTCAGAAGTTCACCTGGAACAAGGTCAAAAACCTGGGGATCCTGAAGAAAAAGAAAAAGCTCATCGACGACATGCGGATCGAACTTCGGAAGAAGCACAACGACGGCGTCGATGGACTGCCGGACGAAAAGACCGACGCCGGCCGGAAGGCCCGGATCGCCCTGGATGCGGACTGGGCCGAATTCCTGAAAACGAAGGAAGACTTTCCCGGCCTGTTGACGATGCCGGTCGCGGACCTGAACCTGTTCGATCCGAAGGAAAATCCGACCGGGAATCTGATCCCGGCGACGATCCTGGAAGCGGTTTCGGTCCTCTTCGACTCAATCCCCTGAAGACTTTCCCATCATGAAAAACATCATCAGCCTGATCTTCATCCTGGCCCTGATCCTGGCGCTTCCCTTGCGCGCGACACCGGCCAGCGGGACCGCAACCCAGGGCCAGGCCGTGACGATTTCGGTCACGGTCGACGGGACGCCCCCGTTCACTTATAGCTTAACGAAGAACGGCGTCGTCATCGCCGGGGCGACTGGCCCAAGCTATTTGATCGCATCCGTCGGCGTGGCTGATGCCGGGACCTATGTCTTCACGGTTTCCAATCCGGCGGGATCCGCGGTTTCGGACAACGCCGTCCTGACGGTCAATCCGCTCGCGGCCCCGACCTTCACAACGCAACCGGCGAACATGACGGCGAACCTGGGGAAGCCGGCAACCTTCACGGTCGTCGCGTCCGGGACGCCGGCGCCGACCCTGCAATGGCTGAAAAACGGCGTCGCCATCCAAGGCGCGACCGGGGCGACCTATTCGATCGCGGCCGTCGCGAAGACTGACACGGGGACCTATTCCTGCCAGGCGACGAATTCTTCAGGAACGGCGACCAGCCAAGGGGCCGTCCTGGTCGTCATCGCCCCGCCGGTCATCACCGGGCCGACCATCACGATCACCATGGGGACCGCGGGGACCGGCAACGCGACGCTGGCGGTCGGGATGCTGGCCCAGGCGAGCCCGGCCAGCTATCAATGGCAGCGCAACGGGAAGAACATCCCGGGGGCGACGGGGCCGACCTATACCCTGACGAACGCGACCCTGAACATCGGGAACAGTTTCGCGGTCCTGGTCGGGACGTCGTCCGGCCAGGTGAAAAGTCCCCTGGTCACAATTCAACGAAATCGCTGATGATAAAGAACCGGACTTTCTGCGAAATCCTCGCGCTGTCTTCGGTCCTCTTCACGATCTGGATCCCTGGGGGCCTGTTCGCCTTTTGGAGTGTGAAGGCCGGTCATTTCGTCGACTTTCCGTCCGGCGTGACCGGCTTCATGGCCGCGGCGAACGCGATCGTCCTGGGATTGCTGGGCCTGAGTCAGTTTTCCAACCGGACGACGACGACGACCGCGGCCGGGATAACGACAACGGCGCCGGCCCCCTCTTCATGAAATCATCCCGAAGATTCAAATCGATCGCCGGCTTTGTCCCCTTCCTGATTCTTTGCTTCCTGGCAGCCTGTCCGAAGACGCCCCTGGTCGCCCCGGTCGTCACTCCCGCGGGCCCGGCGACGGCCGCGCTGGCGCCAGTGATCGCCGACAACCAGGGGAAGACCGAAGAAGCGGTCAAAGCCCTGAAGGGATCGCTGTCGAAGGTATCGGCGTCGGCGAACGTGATCGGCGATGTCAACGCGACCCAGGCCCCGGGCCCGGCAACCGAAGGGATCCATCAGGAAGCGGAACTTCAGAAATTCATTGCCGGCCCGCCGACCGCCGAAGACGACGCGGCGGCATTGAAACGGAAGCTGATCATCCAGGCCGGGGACCTGACGACGATCAAAAGCCAATATTCCCAGGCCGACATCGAAGCGAAGGCCCAGAAGGACCGGGCCGACAAGGCGGAAGAAGCCGCGCGGCTGTCGAACCTGGCCGTCGGCGACGCGCAAAAGAAGGCGGCAGCGGAACAGGCCCAGCTTCAGGCGAAACTTCAAAAGCAGATCGACGACATAAACGCCCAGGCGAACGCCCGGATCCAGGCCGCGGAATCCGGCCTGAAGAAGCTTCAATTATTGATCTTCTTCGGGGGCGGGGCCTTTCTCTTTGTCGCCGGAATGGTGATCCTGGTCGCGGCCGTGAATGTCCCGATGTTCGGGCCGAAGGCCGGGATCGCCCTGATGATCGCCGGGGGCGGACTGATCGCCCTGGGGATCGTGATCAGCGAAGTTCAGAACTTCATCGACGCCCATCCCTGGATAGTCGGGGCCGGGATCGCCGGCGTGGCGGTCCTGGTTGCGATCGCCGGGGCCCTGATGTATTCTAATCACCAACATCATTTGAACACTCTTAATCCGGCGCCAGCGACGCCGGCCGTCCCCGCAACGTCATCAAACCCCCCGAAAACATGAATCCATGGCTTAGTTTCCTTCTCGGCGTCGCCCTGGGCGGTTCCGTCGTTTGGTTTTACAAGAACGCGATCATCGCCGACTTCGCCCTGGCGAAACAGAAGGCGGAAGCTGACCTGGTCGCCATCCGGCAGGCCGCGAAGGCGAAGGGAATCAACCTCTGATCCGGATGTCGGACACGAATCTTTTTTCCTTCAACGGCCCGGACGACAACGGCAAGACCGTTGCCCTGGGCGATGTCGACGCCGGCGGGCCAACCCCGTCCGGCGGGCGTTATTCGACGGCCCTGAAGTTTTCGACGGCCCTTCAGGACTTGAAACTGGTCGCATCCGGGACCGTGACCGGCGGGAAGGACGCTTGCGTCGACGTGAACAATTACTGCCGGAACCTGGACATCACGATCGCCCAGGCGAAGGCGACCGGCCAGTTCGTCGCGACAGTGAAGGGATCCAGCGACCAGGTGACGATCCGCGGGATGATCCTGGCGCGCGGGACGGTTTGCGAAGTGATCCTGGGCGACTGGTCGGATCAATCGCACGCCCGGGACACGAACGTCTGTCTGGACCTGAAGATGATCGACGGAAGCCCGGTCCGGGTGATCGTCCTGGCAAGCGACTTTCCGGTCGAAATGGCCGGTTCCGGTCCCTATCGTTACCTTTTTATCAAACCCTGGTTCCCGGAATGGCTTCATTGGCTGATCGTCTTCGGGTTTGAAACTTTGCGTCGCTGGGGATTGTTCCGATCGCAAGCCAATTGAAGGTGGACAGCCCCGGAAGGTTGTCCCCCTATGAAATTGCCCTTTATCCTTTCGGATGCGGACTGGGAAACGCTGAAGCCGCGGATCAGTGAAGACCTGACCGACACCGCGGCCCTGATCGATCCGAAACAGGCGAAGATTCTGGCGATCTTCCGGACGCTGGATCTTCGGGTCGAATGGACCTGTCGCCAGGCGATCATCAATCGGAACCTTCTGATCTTCCTTTGCGTCCTGGTCGCGGCTTTGACGATCCTTCACCTGAACGAACTAGGGCCGTTTCTGAAATTAATGGCCGGCTGACGACATGAATTTCCGATCTTATCTTTCCAGTCCCGTCGATGTCCGGGTCCGTCTGCCATCGCTCACGGAACAGTTGCGCGACGTGATGATCGAAAATGATCAGAGAACAGTCCTGTTCGCGGACGACGACCCATCAATACAAAACGTGGTTTGGGCCCTGACGACCGTCTTCGCGATGGAACTGACGGTCGTCGGGACTTGTGCGGAATTGAAGACCATCCTGGAAAAGCGGTCCTTCGACATCGTCATCCTGGACTTCATGCTTTCGAACGGCGATTCGGCGAACATTTACCGGGAACAGCTTTCGAAATGTCCCGGGACCCAGGTCGTCTTCATCACCGGCCGAAGCCTGGACGAAGTTTCGACGAAGGTCCATGAAGCGGGGCCGGCCATGGTCTTCCCGAAGCCGGCGGCGTTCAGTTTGCCCTTCATGGTTCACCTTCTGGCCCAGATGGGCGTCCGGGTCCGCCGGCCGATCAAGCGGGAAGTCCCCCCACATCAGCCGCACCTGGCCGGCGCCTTCTGACCGCGGCGCGCGGCCCGTTCCGCGTTGATCCGGCATTTGACCAGGAAGACCCAAAGGTCATAAAGGTCGATGGCTTCGATCTGGCGTGATCGCTTCCATCGGACGGTAATGATGTCCCTGGGGCCGACGCCGGCGACCAGGGCGTTTTCATGATTCCCCCGTTGCCGATACTGGCCGACGGAAGATCGCTGGATTCGTTTCGATGTCGTTGTCATCGCCCCTATTATATCAAATCGACTTTCCGGTTTCGAACCGGATGGGGCCCGGATGAAGGCTTTGCCGAAGTCGCCCCTGGGGGAAAATAAGTCTTGACGGCTTTTCCGCGGATCCGGCCGGCGCCAGGGAAACCCGAACAATTTCGCCAAACAATCGGCCGGTTTTCCCGAAACAAAAAAGCCCGGAGCATTGAAGCCCCGGGCGGGTTATGGTGATAATTGTCGATCCGATCAGGTTGGCGCGACAGGTGTCGCCGGCGGCGTCAGGGCGTCCAGGGCGTCGAGTTTGTCGGAAAGAACCTGGGCCCGGGCCTGGATCCCATCCAGCAAAGCCTGATCTTCCGGCGTGATGAAGCCGGCGGAAGCCTGAAGGGCCGCGATCTGGGCGGTCAGATTGTCGACGTCTCCTTGCAGATCGGAAATGGCGACGTCCTGGCGGTCGAAGAAGGCCGAAACCTTCGATGCGAATTCAGAGATTGCAGACATGATGATGAATAGTTGAAGCGACAGACGATGGATCATTTTGAAAAGCCGGACAGTGTCGCGGTCGGGCCGGCTTCTGGAATGGCTTTTGTGCTTTTCCATGGGGGGAAGATAGCACCGCGGACCGGAAATGGAAATGAGTATAAACCCTAACAGGGCCCTTAATTCCAGCCTGGGATCCGCTACGGGTTAGACCCCATCGACCGGCGGGGCCGGCGGTCGTAGGATCGGGGACCATGTCAATCATCGGACTTCTGATCTGTTTGGCTTTGATCGGCGTCATCGCCTGGGCCCTGGTTACGTTTATTCCCATGCCGCAAGGGATCAAGACTGTGATCATCATCGTCGCGGTCGTCATCGCGGTCCTGATCGCCTGTTCGGCGTTTGGGATCATCGATAATCTGGACATGAAGGTCCCCCGACTTCGCTGATGTAATGATCGGGGCCAGGCCGGCGATTCCTTTGGCCTAGGCTGATTCTCCCGCCATGGTCTATGCCAGGCCCCGGCGATCGGCCTATGGCGTCGAAATCTGGGGCCCTGGCGTCAATCCTGGCGCCATCAGGCGGTCCGGCGCCGGATCCCGCCGGGGGACCGCGGCCAGGGGCGGGCGATCGAAGGGCAATTCTTTGTTCATCAGGTCGAAGGCGGTCACGGCCAGGCCGAAAGCCTGCCATTCATCGCCGGCAAGACCGTAGGTCGCCCCCGGGCCCTTCTTCGTTCCCGGCTTCCCGAACCGGTCGATCAAAGCCTGCCGGATGTTCCCGTCCTTCGCCCGCGTGTCCCGGCAGATCGCCCGCTTCACGTCGATCCGATAAAGCTGGCGCCAGGGAACGCCGGCCGCGGCGGCGACCTGGGCGCACCGGCCGGCGAAGAAGGCGGTCTGGAACAGGTCGGCCCCCGCCGGCATCCCGTAGGACGCGACCATTTCGACGACGACGAACCGGTCGATCTTCGCGGCACAATAGGCCCGAAGGGATTCCAGAAGGTCGGGATTCGGAAAGACGGCGTGTTGAAGGATCCGTTTCCCGTCAAAGCAGACCAGGCCGGAATGTTCCGGGCCCGGATCGATGGCGATGATGTTCATGGCTTCCTTCGCTTGCGTTCCCAGACAAGGGCCTGGACCGCGCGGGCGTAACGATAGTTTGCCCGGCTGAACCAGCGGGCGTTTTTGCCGGCGTTCCAGCGAAGGGCGACAGTGTATTCGTTCACCGGGAACCCGGTCGCGGAAAGCTTCGCTTCGATGTCGAACAGGATCGCCAGGGCGACGCATCGTTGCAAAAGCGGGTCGGCCCGGTCCATGGGGATCTTCGACCATTGCGCCCAGGTCGACGGAAGGATCCCCCAGGGCGTTCCCTCGCCGGCGGGGCCCGGGGGCGGGCCTTCGACCAGGGCGATCGCGTCCAGTTCATTGCCGGCATTAACCTGGCCGTGACAGGAAACGACCAGGACGGCCGCGATCAGACAGGCGACAAAGCCCATCAGGATCGCCCAGACGAACAGCCGGAAGAAGGTCTTCATGATGGCGCCCCCGGTTTGGCCTTCAGGTTCCGGACGATCTTTTCCAGCTTCGACTTTGTGTCCTGGCGCCGAAGTTGCATCGCGTGAATCTGGGCCCGGTCCTTCGGCGGGACTTTCCACCAACAGGACGAACAAACGAAGATCACGCCGGACTGTTTCCGGCCGCAAGCTGGGCAGATCATGACGTCAGCCTTTCCTTCAAAGCCTGTTCGATCGTTGTGTTCATAAGCTATTCCATCCAATGAAGACAGCCCGGCGTTTCGCAGCGTCCATGGACGTGTCCGTTGTAAGCCGCATGAGTCATATGAAGTTTTCCCCCGCAAATCGGGCAGACTTCGACGCCGATCCAGTCTTTCCTGCGATGTTCGTTTTTGACCTTCGCGATCACGTCATTCGCCTTCATCAACTCGGCGATCGCGGCGTCGATCCGCTTCTGGTCTTCGGCCAATTCTTCGGCCGACGGGAATTCCAGTTTCGGGCAAAGGTTCCTTCGCTGATCCGGCGTCATCTTCGCGGAATGGCCGATCGCCAAACAGGGAAGGATCCGGTCGGTTTTTATCGCGTCATATCTGACGCCGGCTTTGCAAGTCTTGTTTTGGACGCCGTTGAAAAAACGACATTGGTTCGCGTTCATGATGTTTTGATCTGCATTTTCTGTTCGACCAGGTCGACGTCCTGGGTCGCCCCAGAAGCCCCCTGGACCTTCAGTCGATAGTTCGGAAGCCGGCCGCGCGCCGTGAAACCGATCCATTCTTGCGTCAGGACCAGGCCGGCCAGCCGGCGACCGTCGGGGGCGTCGAAGGTGCAAAGCCGGCCGACGAACCGCTTCGGCTGTTCAGCGTAGGGATCGACGTCAGTCATCGGGATCGGGCGGAAGCCCTTCAATGAACCGAAGGACGGTCCGGATGTCTTGCGCCAGCGCGGCCTTCGCTTCCGTCCAGAAATAGGCGGCTTTAGACGATCGATCACAAAGATCCGCGTCATTCTTCAGGCGGTCGATCGCCTTCTGGACATCTTCAGGGATTTTCATGGGAAAACTCAAAGGTGGACTGGCCGCGGCGCCGGTCGCGGTTCCGGATCATCTGTTCGACGTGATGGCGGCGATCGTGTCGAAGGTGACAAAGCTGGCAAAGGCCCGCCAGGTTCAGAAACGAACAGGCTTCCGGCCTTTGGTCGAAGACATGCGCGGTCGTCAGGACGACTTTGGATCCAGTGATCGGATGCGGATCCCCATGGACCGCCCCGCACCATTCACACCGGCCCTTCCCGCGGACGAAGCGAATGAAATAGCTTCGAAGATCCCAGTCGGCCGGATACCTGGCGGCGTTTTCGGGACGGATGGGCATCGTCAGAAGGCCGACGCATCGCCGGCGGTTTTCTTCAGGAAGGGGATCATCCGGGCGGTTTCCGTGATCCGGCGGTTCAAAGCTTCGATCCGCTTCAGGTCGGCCGCGGTGATGTCCCCGAACTTCGCGGCCTGGTCTTTGACTTCGTCGCCCCCGATCTGGGTCGTCAGGATGAACGGCTTCTTCGACCGGGCCCGGACTTCCAGAAGGTCCTTCAGGAATTCGGCGATCCGTTCGTCCTGGGCCCCGGTCAGAAGCGAATCGTCGAAGAGAAGCAAATCAAAGATCGCCCATTTCTGGATCATCCCCAGGTGATCTTTGGTCCATTTCGACGCCTTCAACTCTTCGGGCCAAAGGACGCCGACATAAGCCTTTCGCTGGAACAGACACCGGCGAAGCATCAGCATTGCCAGGCGGGTCTTGCCGGTCCCCGTTTCGCCCAGGAAGATCAGGCTTTCCGTCCCCAGGTAGTCGGCCAGAAGATCGAACTGGGCCCGGGGGAAGCCCGCATGGGTCACGTCCGTATCTTCGAAGCTGGGCGGACAGATTTTCCGCCAGTGTTCGATCGCGACATTTTCACGCTGTTCGCGTTCCCATTTCTCGCGGCAGGGATCGCAAGCGGTCAACGACGCGAACAGGGCGATCGCCTGGATCGGCGCCCCGCATTTCGAACAGACGCAATCGACCAATTGCATCGCTTCATGTTCGGGATGATCCTTCAGAAACGACAACGTCGACATCTGGATCCCCCCGAATTCTTCGGGCAGGCTGATCCGGGAAAAATGCAGCGGACTGGATTGAAGGGGGATCATGGTCAGAAATGTTCGTAAGTTCGATCGATGCGGCCCCGGATCTTCGGATCCCCCTTCGCGGACGCCGGCGCCGGCCCGCCGAAGCTGAATCCCTCGCGCTTGTGCTTCCGGATGACGGCCTGCCAGTTTTTCATCTTCTCGCCCCCCAGTCGCCAGCCCTTCGCTTCGTAATGATCACAGAAGGCGGATCCATCCAGGGGCCAGCCGATCTTCCGGGAATAGCTTTCGACCTGGACGGGCGTCGGCGGGATGTCCGATCCGTTGCGTTCCTTCTTCCCAGTCGTCGGGGACAGGGTGAAGTCCGGCTGGATCATGGCGAATTCCTGGTCGATGATTTCGGCCAGGTGAACGGGGCCCAGGGGCCGGCCCAGGCCTTTCGCTTCCAGGATCTTTTGCGCGCAACGGGTCCCGAAGGAAGGCCCCGTCGCCGGGGACGTGTCGGGCGTCATGATTCGGCCCCTTCCCCGTCGCCTTCTTCGGCGCCGGCTTCGAAGTTGATCGTTCCCTGGGCCCGCTCGCCGGCGACGTAACGCTTCGCTTCGGCGACGACCGTGTTGATCAAGGCGACCAGGTCCTTCGGAAGCGGGACCGCCTTTTCGCCCGGCGTCGCTTCGCCGGCCTGTTCCGGGGCGAAGATCAGTCGAAGGGGCGTCGCGATGTTCAGGGGCCGGTTGTTATCGGGCAGATCCTTCTTCGCGACGATCGTGATCATCTGGCCGTCCAGGGGCCCGGCCAGGGTGATCCCCCCGACCGTCATTTTCTCAGCGTAGGACGCCGGGAAACCGCAGATGACGCAAACGGCCGGCGCCAGGGCGTCCAGCGCGGCCGTGAATGACGCCAGGGGATTTTCCCGGCATTTCAAAGTGGACTCTTCCTTCGCGTGAGTGAAGGCGGCGAAGATATGGGACCGGGTCCTTCGGACTTTTTGAATCGTTAGGGACGCCGGATCGATCTGGGTTTCGGATGACATGATGTTCCTTTTTTGGTTTTTGGTTTCGAACGAAAGCGGATCTGGTCGGGCGTCGATCGGACGACGTCGACCTTCAGAAGCCGGGTCGCGACCGCATGAAGGACGCCCAGCGCGTCCCCATAGCTTTTACCGCGGGCGGACCAGCGCGCGAAATCCTTCAGGACGTCGACGTCGACCGGCGGGCCCCCGCAGAATCGCTGCCGGGGGACTTGGCCTTTTAGTTTCGCCGGCATGGGAAGGTGATGTTTAGTCCGCGGATCCATTGCTGGATCAGGACGGCCGACGCCGACAGCGTCAGAAGGTGAAAGGGCATTTTGCAGCGAAGGACCTGGCCTTCGTAAAAGAGAATGAAATGCGGATCCAGATAGACGTTTCTCACGATATTTTCCCCCGGTCGCGGTCC